TCAATCGGCAGGTAGCCGGTTGTCTTGCCGTCCACATATTGCTTGGTTGCGGCGCCGAGCGCGGCCGTCGGATCGGCGGCGAGTAGCAACGGCCCGGTCAGTGTGCCGCCGGCGATCGGCAGGTAATGAGTCAAGCTATCGTTGACCGTCTTGATAAGGCCATCGATGGTGTCGGCGTTCTGATTCAGGTGATTGCCCCACACGTCATCATCGGCATAGGGGTCCGGCTTTAACAGGCCATAGTTGGGCGTCGTTGTGTAATCGCTCATGCCGCGCGCCCCCACGTGCCAGCTTCGCACGGCCCGAGCGGCGACCACGTGCCAGGCTCCGCACTGAGGCTAGGCCAGCCGCCAATTTCGCACGGCCCCAACGGTGGCCACGCAAGAGCGAACGCGCCGCGCGTTGTGAATTGCAACATCGCCGCGCCGCCGCTCGATCCTGTGATGCACGCGGGAAGCGTGGCCGAGAATGTCACTCGGGCCAGCGCGCCCACCGAGATAGACGCGGCTGCCGCCAGGCTCGCCAGGAACGTGACGGCCGCGCGGCCGGCAACATCCGTCGGCGCCACCGCATAGACCGAATACGGGCCGACGCCATACGGGCCGACACCGAACGGGCGCGGTGTGCGCGCCATCAATCGGCACTAACGACAAGCGCGCCGGCGGGCAGGCGCAGGATATCGCCAGCCAACACCGTGCGCACGATCGGCACCGTCGGATTCGCCGGATCGACAAGCGGCCCCCAATAGAGCCGATTGCCAGCGGTGAGCGCATCCCAAAGCTCAAACCAGCCGACACCACCCCAATCAGCGGTGGCGGCGGCGAACTGCACCGATGCCGAGTTGGCCGCATTGCTCGGCTGGCCGCTGCCCATGGCGAACGCGGCGGTGATGCGCGCATAGCCCGCCCCACCTGGCGGCGGCGTGCCGGCCGTCGTATCGGTCGGCGCGTTCTGGCAGAGTCCAACGCACAGCGTCACCGGCATCGGGTATGCCGTGATACCGAGCGAATGCGCGAGCAACTTGCCTTCCAGATAATCAGTGGCGCTTCCTGACATATCAGAAACCCCGCACCACGGCGCGCAGCGGCGCGCCGGAATAGTCGGACAACTGTTTCCACAGGTTCGCGCGCGTCACCGCCTGGTCAAAGGCGCCCTCCATCTGCTGCGCGCGCGCATCGTCCAACTCGAACATGGCGCCGTATTTGCACACCCCAAATAGATAGACCGCATAGTGCGAGGTCAGCACTGTGTTGGTGTCCTGCGGATCAACCAACGGGGTCGGCGCCTGATACCAGTTCATGTTGATGGCCTGCGGCACCCACGTCGGGTCGGGCGGATCAGGAATGAACGGGTGCGGCAGAAATTCGATGCAGTTCGCTACCAGCCTGTAGGCCGTGACGGGGCAATCCTGATCGGCACCACCGAGCGGCCCGGTCCATTCGTCTTCCAGGCTTAGTATCTCGCCGGAAACCGCGTCGCGTATGCTTTCCATCGAGCAAAAGCCGGTCGGCAGGGTGATGAAAGCCGCATCGGCGTTCTGCGTCGCGCGCTGCACCATGCAACGCGCGCGCAGGCTTTCCGCGATGTCGGTTTCAGTCATCGCGACCCAACCAGGAATCAGGCTGGCTATGTCCTGACGGTTAAGCCAGCCCAAAACCTCATTCGTCAAAGAGGCGAGCGTTGGCATGCGTGCCGCGCTCGCCTATGGCTTGTCGCCGTGCTTGTCGGTGTGTGGTGCCGGCGCTTTGGCTGCGGCCGTCGGCGCCGGTTCCGGCGGAAGATCGACGTTGGCCACGTCCACCGGATTCGCCGGTGCGGCGGCAATCGCCGCCTCGCCAGCTTTCAGCGCCGCATCGGCCGACGCCGGATACACCTTGGTCAGATAGATCGGATCGATGCCATCGGGCAGAGTCGGTTTCAGCATTTCGCCGGCCTGCGGCGATTGCTCGGTCGGTGCCGGCCTCATAGAAATGTTGGATGGCCCCTTGGTGTCGGAATGCGACATTCTACTGTCCCTTCATGCGAGTTTTTTGCCGTCGTCAACGCGAAAGAAACGGTGGTCACGCTCGGACAACCATTTCAGCAATCGCCGTTCATCGCGGGTAACGCCTTGTTCCACCAATTGCCGCCAGACAACACGCGGGATCGAAGCAATATGCGTCATGCCCGAGCCGGCCAGGCGGCGCCGGCGCTGCACGTGCCGATCAACACCGTTGGCCGCCTTTTTGTTGGCCTCGATGATCGGCCGCACATTTTGCGTGGTGATAATCAGCGGCAAGCCGGTTTCGATATCCACCACCACGCGGGTGCGCAGGCGCGCCTCGTGGTCGGTGTTGTCATACAGCACGCTTCCTGGTGTGAAATTGTAAGTCATGCTGCCCTGCTTGCCGCCGATCGATCAGGTTACTGATTCAAGTCCCAAATGCAGGCGTGCGCCTTGGGCGCGGTCGGCCTAAGCGTGCCTTCCCACACGACGCCGCCCTGCGTGTTGTCGCCGGTCTTCGCATAGTCTTCCTGGATGAAATCGCGCTGCGGGAGCGGCGCGAGTTCAATGAAGTTCGGCGACACCAGTTCCACGACATGCGCCGGCATGAAGCGATCCGGCGCCAGTTGCACGTGGCCGAAATCCGACAAATAGACATCCACCGCGCCCACCAGAGTCACCGGGCTCGGCTGAGTCGCCTGGACGATGTTCTGCGCGGCGATCGGGTTGCCGGTGCCACCTTGCGCCATGTTCGAGAACCACTTTTTGATGTTCGAGGACATGATCGCAATTTCCGGCTTGCCGCCCTTGTCGAATGCCATCTGCATTCCGGTATCGATCATCGACAAGGTGAGGTCGGCGAGGGTGCCGGCCGTGTGGCCATTGGTGCCGTCACCAACCGGGAACGCGCCGGTGCCGGCGCCGACGACGCCATTGGTGCACCAGGTTTGGAATCCCGACATGGCACGCGGGTCGGTGATGGTCTTGACGCTCGTTCCGGTGATGGTCAGTTCCAGGTCGCGCCGCAGTTCGATGCCGCGCAACACCGATTGGCGATTGAACTCGTCTTCGCCCACGTTGTTGACGACGCGCAGGGTATCCGACACGCCAACAGTGCGCGCGAGAATCTGACACACATTGTTGAAGCGGGACGGCTTGACCGAGGGGCTGATTGCCGCCGTGAAGCCTTCCGGCTGCGGCACGTTGGCGGCGGTGTTGAGTTCCTGCACCAGCCATTCGGTCAGCACTTGCTCGGCGCCTACGCGGCTGCATGCGCTGACCAGTGGCGTTTCCTCGGGGTCGATCCGATAGATGATGTCGGCGAGGTCTTCGCGGACGTTGTTCGCGGCGGTCTGGATGTAGGTATTGGTCGGGGCCGGTGACATCGCTGGCAATGCCATTGTCAATCTCCGTTGCTGGCCAGCGGGCGCAAGCGGCCCGCAAGCGGTGAACCTGGAAGGTTCGCAACAGAACTGACTGTGAAGCGGTCGGGCGCTGCCGGTTGGTGTTCGTCACACTCCGGCCCGCTTGGGCCGCCCGCACTTGGTCATCCGGGCGAAGGCACATCCGCGCAGCGGGTTGATCCTCGGGATTCCACGCTACGGCTACATCGCCGGGTGCTTGGTCGCGATCGCGACTGCCATGCGGCGAGCGATCGGCATGCTGCAACCCGCGAGAAAGCCGCGTCAAGTGCGATGGCTAAGGGCTCAAAAAGAACCAGGCCACGTTATAGACAACGGCGAACAGGATGGTGCCCACGATCAAATCCCATAGCCAGCCGCGCGCCGCTCGCCGCACCCGGCGCTGAAAGATCGTGGTCATACCGCCCTCCCGTTGCCACGCTGCGCCGCTCGCCGCGCCGCCAAGAGTTGCGTCGCATTGCGCACGCTCGGCTTTTCCTGAAACTGCGTCTCGGCGTTGCGCACCGGTTCGGTGGCCGCCGGTGGCAACGCGCCACGCTGCACGACGGGCACCACCGGCGCATCCGTCTTGGCGCCCGCCATCATCCGATCGAACATCATCGCCTTGGTGAGCGTCACCACATAGCGGGGCTCATAGAGCGCGCGCAGTTCGCCATCGGGATAGCCGTTCGCGCGGCCCCATTTGACAATTTCCTGTTGGATACGCCCGCGCGTCGCAGGGTCATCCCATCCGGGAAGCGCCTTGACCAGTTCCTTGTGGCCCTCGGTGAGTTTGGCCCGCTGCTGCGCCTCGGTCTGCTGCGACTGCTGCGCCTGTAGCATCGCCAGCTTGCGGCGCTCACGCTCGGCCATATCCCATTCGGCGCGCTTGATGTTGTATTGCGCCGGATCGGTGCGGGCGAGTTCAACCCAATTTGGTTCGGGGCCAAGGTTGCCTTCCAACTGCGCGATTTGCTGCTGCAACATCGGCGTGAGGATCGGGACCAGCTCGGCGACCGTCGCTTGCGCCTGCTGCACCTCGCGGGCGAACTCGGCAAGCTGCTGGCTCTTGCGCGTGTAGTCAGTGGCCTTCAACACGTGATCGAGCAATTGCGCTCGCGTGAAGGTCTGTTGCTTACCGCCAACCTCCAAGGTCACGCCGTCGGCGGCGTCACCGGCAGGCGCGGCGGCGCCAGGTTGGCCGCCGGCGTCGGCGCCGCCTGGTGCCTCGGTGCCGCGCAGGTTTTCCATGAGTTGCGCCAGCACATCGGCACCGCGCTCGCGCTGCGAACCATCGGCACCAGGCGCCGCGCCGTTGGCCCCTCCGGGTGCGCTGGCGCCTGGTGTGGCCGGCGCCGCCGGTGTGCCTGGTGGAAGCGCACCAGGCGCCGTGCGCTGCCGCCGGCGCCCTTGCGGCTCGCCCTCGGCGCCTGGTGCGGGCGCGTCGCGCCGCCGCTCCCCGAGCGTCCTGGTGGCGTCCCGCACCGATAGCCGTTCGGTCGATGCCGGCGCGGCCGGCGCCTGGCTCTGGCCGCCGCCTGGCGCCTGGCCCGGTGCCTGACCTGGTGCAGTCCCGCCAGCATCGCCGCCAGCGGCCGGCGCGCCGCCGCCTTGTGTGCCGCTCATGGTTTTCCTCCGGTGTGATTGGCCGGCGGCGAGGCCGGCCGCAGGCGTGGCAACGATGGCCGCATGAGTAGCCGCCAGTAGGCGCGACCGAATGACGCCGCAGCGGCGCGATCGGCCTTTGACGGCTTGGGAGATAGGTTCAAGGCCAGTTGGCCGCGCCGTTTCATTCGTGCGCCCTCGCTCGCTCTGCCACGCGGGCCGCGTCGCGCCAATTTTCCATGACCGATTGCAGGTTCACCCGGAGCCGGTGGATCGCCAGCACTTCAGCCCGCCCCTCACGTCGCTCGGCGCGGCTTTGCGCCGTGATGGCGCGCTGCGTCGCGTCGGCCACCATTTCATCCAGCGTTTCGGACAAATAAGGATCGTTCAACAGCCGAGTTGCCGCCGCCGCCGCCTCGCGCGCGTTGGCCTCGGTGATTTCAACCATTCGGGCCGCCTGGTGTCGCCAAGGAACGGTTGCCAAGCACCGTTCCGGCGATGCCGCCCGCGTTGCCGCCGATCATCGCGCGACGCATAGCTATCACCGTCGCTGGATCGGTCATCGGCGCCGGCGCGCCGGCACCTGGCACGGCTGGCGCGGGCGGCATCCCTGGCCGCGACAAGCCTGCCGCCGGCACAGGCATCGGTGGAGCGGCGCGCGCGCCAACTCCACTGAGCGGCCCGGCCGGCGGCAGGCCCCGAGCGGGCAGCGAGCCGCCCGGTGCCCCAAGCGCCGGCGGCATTGGCGCGCCAGGCATGGGGATTGGTGGGGCACCAGGCGGCGGCCCGCTCGGTGCCAGCAACACGGCATAGGGAATCGTTGATTTCAGCGCCGCCTTGAACTCGGCGATTGACGGCAACGGCGTGCCATGTTGCGCCGCCGTGGCGTAGCTATTCACCCACGCCGTCACCGCCGCTTCATCGCGCGCGCGGTCGTCTTCCATCGCCAGTTTGATGCGCTCGGTCTGGCTCTTGCGCGCATCGTCGGCAATGTCGGCCTGCGTCTTCATGGTTTCGACTTGCGCCAACACCTGATCGGTCGATGGCTGCGGTGGCGGCGGTGGCGGCGGTTGCCAGCCAGGCGGCAGTTCCTTGAAATAGGTGGTCACATCGCTGATGCCTGCGGCCTCGCACATGCGCGCCAGCGTGTTGCGGTATTCCGGCAATCCGACGATCGGCGTATCCAGCATCCCTTGCTGCACCGCCGGCGCTAAAATCGCTTCCTGCTTGCTGGCGATCGCGTTCAACATCGCAAGGCGTTCGCTCGGCGTGCCTTTGCCGCCGATGTTCACTTGCACATCCCACAGGATCGAAAGCGCACGCGGATCAACGCTAATCCACTTACCGCGCAGCGATAGCACGTTGGGCCGGTCCTGGTGCCGCGCCATCATGCGCAGCAATCCTTGATACAGCGGCACCATGCCGGTTTCCGCCAAGGTGCGAGCGATCATGTCCAGCCGATCTTGCGCCGCTCCGGTCTGCGCTGACACCGCCTCGGGCGCGGTCGATTGCAACGACTCGGCGGTCAGCCCTTGCGATGTCCGGGTGATGCCGGTGCGGCTTTCGCGCACGGCCTCTAGCAGTTCCATCACCGGCAATGCTTGCGCGCCGACGAATGGCTTGGTGAGTTCCGACACCGCGCCTTGCGTTGACACGCGGATAATCGCGCCGATCGCGGTTTGCCGCGCGTCCTCGATGTTGGCCTGCCCAACCTGCACGACCGTGCGCGGGAAAATCGACTGGCCGAGGCTATCGAGGATGCCGCGCATAAGGCGCGTCTCGGTCTTCTGTAGGTCCATCACCATGTCGGCTTGTGAAAAGCCGATCACCCGCCCTGGCTCGCGGTAAGGGGTGAATCCCGCCAGCGGGATTTCGTCGGTGCGGTCCCATTGGATCAACTGCGGCGACGATCCGACGCAATGCACGTGAACAAGCTCGGCGATGCCATCGCCGTCGGTATCCATCCGACACCAGCCTTCCGAGTAGCGCACCAGGCGCATCGATTCATCGGATGGCGGCGAGCCGCGCATATTGGAACCGCTCAACCGATCGCGCGCGATCGCCTCAACCCTCTGGCGGTTCGACGGCGAGTTAGCCGCCGCGCGCAGCACCTTTTCAGAGTTCAAGCCGGCGGATATCAGATCCGTTGCCGGCACGTCGCGCACGTGGAAAACCGCGCGCGCGGTGCCCACCTGGTCGGCGTCGGCGACAATCCACACGCATTCGGACGGCACCGCTTCCACGATCGGCCACGCGCGCGCCGCCGATCGCGTGATTCGCGCGGCGTAGAACACCGGCGGCGCGCCCGCTTGCAGAAAGGCCGCGCCCTCGGGTGTCGCGGCAACCGCGCGCATTTCGTTCGGCAGCATTGGCCGCCGGACGATGCGCTGCGCGGTGATGCCTGGCTCCTGCAACAACGCCTGTAGCTGCGGCAGCAAGAGCCGATCACATTCCTCCACACGCTGCGATCGCTGCTGGCCCCAATACCAGCGCACCCAACCGATGCGCCGCGTGAGCGCATCCAGGATGGCATCGTGCAGTACAACCCACCCCGGATTTGCGGTGAAAAGTGCCCAATTGGCATATTGCGTTGCCTGTCTGGCAAGCTCGGCATGCATCAATCCAAGCTGCTCGTTGTCGGCCACCGCGGGCGAGAACTCCACAGGGTTTTCCACAGCGGTGAAGATGCGCAACAGCGACGGAAGGGTTGCGCGGATGGTGTCTCGCGTGGTGGTCATCACCAGTTGCGAGCGTCCGGCTTCCTCGTCGCCGAGCGGGCGGCCGTTGTAGTAGTCGGATGCGCGGATGCGCTCGCGCGACAAGGCAACATCGTAGTTTTGTGCGATGTTGAAATAATATAAAACCTCAGTCTGGATGTCCGCGTCGGTGCGCGCGATCCGATCAAAGACGATTTCTTCCTGCCATGGCACGCCGGCCGGCGACACATAGGGTTGCAAGCCGGCCTGGTAGGGCCGCACCGGGTCGGCAAAATCGTCATGCACACCGAGCATGCCGGGCAACAGGTTGGCCATCGCCGATGAACCGCCGCCAAGGTGCAGCATCGCCGAGGTCATCGACATCGCAGGGGTGTGGTAGGCGGGCGCCGGCACAATCGAGGAAAGCGGTGGCCCGGTGTGCAACAGTCCTGGCGCCGTTGTGCCGCTCATGCGCGTTCCCTCGCCGGAAAAGACAATCTGGCGACAGGATTGCGAGCGTCGTCAACAGCCATGTGAAACCACATTATTTTGTGGTTTCACGTGAAACCACATTATTTTGTGGTTTTCGGTTCGGCGCGCCAGGTGTAAAGATTCTCGCGCCGCCATGCCTCGCCGGCGGCGGCGCAGGCCCGCGCCTCGCTCACCTGTTCCATATCCCAGGCCGGCCGCTCGCCGCAGCGAATCGCCGCCTCGCGTTCATCGGCCCACGCGCGCACGAATTTGGCGAATGACGGGTCACGCGCCAGCAGTTCAAACACCGGTTCATCCGGCATCGCGCGGTCGGCGCAGGAAAACAGGCTTGGATTGTTCCTGGTGCTCATGGCAGCAACCATCCGTGGCGGGCCAGGCCAATCACGATGATGGCCAGGCAGATCAGCACAACAACCAGCTTCAAGATCGGATCGATCAGCACCGGGCCGCGCGCCACGATGATGATGAGGTCGATCAGCCAACACGCCAACCAAGCGACTATGGCATAGACGATTGCCTTCTCTTGCATCATTCCATCCCCGCGATAACGCGCCGCACCGGCGTGCGCGTGTTCAACTGACTGCCGAGGCCGAGTTGCAGCGACATCCCCGCCGGCGCGAAGGTCAGGCAAAGCGCGTCGGCGCTGTCCGGTGAGGCGTAGCCGCGCGAGCGCAATTGCTGCTTGCTTTCAACCTGCATCCGACCATCCGACAGATAGGCGACGCGCGGCGCGCACAGGTCGGCGCGCAGCTTGTCATCACGCGGCAGCGAACAGCGCCGCGCTTCCAGCCATTCGCGGGTGCGCACCCACAATTCATCGCGCATGCGAGCGAACCGCCCGGCGACCGATGGAACCTCGCCGACATTGAGGCCAAGCACCGGCAAGTTCTGTTCCGTCAATCGGTCCACCACACCGGCGCCAAGGCCGATGACATCGATCACGATAAGCTGCGGCCTGGCCTGCGGCGGCAACAGGTCATATTCCGCCTTGACGATACCGGCGAGCGCCATGGTGTCGATGCCATGCCAGCGGCGCGGCATTTCCGGCATCGTGTTGCCTCGGCGCTTCACCAGCACCGAGCTATCGGCGCCGGAACGCGCGACATCAACGCCCCAAATCTCAGGCGCGCCGGCATCATCGAACTGCGCGCGTTCCATCGCGCTGTCCACCAGGTCGGCGGGTATCAACGTGTCGTCTTCCGCGAGGGGAAATTCACCAAGCACGCGGATGCGATAGGCGTTGGAATTTTCGCCGTAGCGGTCGGCAATCTCCTGGATGAACTCGGGCGCCACGCGCCGGCTCTCCGTGGCACTCACCCGCCGACACCACCAGCGATCGCGTTCAAGGTTGTGCGTGCGCCAGAAAAATCCGGTGCTGCGCGTCGGGTTGCCGGTGAGGATCGTGATGGCACCCTGCGTGGACATCGAGCCGCCGGCTGACTCAAACACCGCCTGGTCAACGCCCGAGGCTTCATCCACCAACAGCATGAGATTTTTGGAATGAAGGCCCTGTAGCGCCTCGGGCTTGTCGGCGCGCGCGGTGCGCGCGGTGATGAAACACTCGTCGGGCGCCGCCTTCAACTTGATCCGGTCGGCATCGATGTCCCACAGGTCGCGCCAGGCTGGCGGCAACCGGTTGAACACAACCCGCGCCTCGGCCCAAAGGGCATCGAACAGTTGCGGTGCGGATGGTGCGGTGACGCCGATCTTGAACGGCGCGCGCGTGTTGGCGAACCAGCACATTGAACCCGCCGCCCAGGTCGATTTGCCGACGCCGTGGCCCGAGCGGATGGAAAGCCGCGTCTGGCCGTGCGCCAGTGCCCGGTTGGCTGCTTCCTGCCAAGGGTCCGGCTCCATCCCCAAAACCTCGCGCCAAAAACTGTTCGGCTGGCGAGCGTATTGCTCGATGCAGAGCGCAAAGGGGTCGGCGGAACTGGCGATCAGTTCGGCAACGGTGGTGTAGCCGTCAGGCATCCGAGGGCGCCTCGGGGACGACGACGACGCGCAACCCGACGACATGCAGCGCGGCGCTCAGGTGCCGCAGGCGCGGCGTGCGGCCCGCTCGCCATTCCTCGAACGTGCGCCGGTGCAACCCGGTGGCCGCCGCCATCGCCCCACAGGTCAGCCGCCGGTCGGCCATGGCGCGGAACAGGTCGCGGACGGCGGGCGCCAGCAACCCCCCTGACCCCCTGGCCCTTCCGCCTCTACCTCTCGGCGCCGGTTCGAGACTTTCGGCCAACGGTTGCATAGAGGCCGAGCCAACAAGCCGGGTCCGGTCCCATCGGGCGCCGGGGGGGGTCGATCGTTCCGGCTCCGCGATAGTTCGATGCCGGCCGATAGTTCCGCCTTGGCTTGACATTTATCAATCCTTCCCCTTGGGGGGCAGGCTCGGCCGTGTTACATCGGAGGGTAACGGCCCGTTTTCCAAAGCTAAATCAAGGGTTTGCACCTTGTCAATAGACTGGCGATCTAGTGACGGGCCGCCGGCGGCCAGGCGTTCCGACATCGCCGAGGCGGCCAGGAAATGCGCCAGCGCAAGGCCGCCGGCGGCACCCTCGCCGAGTTCCAGGGTTGCCAGCCTGGCGGCCGTGTATGGCAACAGGCTTTCATTGATCGATACCCAAAGCCGGAACGCCTCAAGGCGGGTGCAACCGGTTGCCTTGGTGATTTGTGCAATGGCGTTCCGCCACTGCATCCGGCCAATATTGTGCAATTGCTCGGCGGGTGTGGCGCCTCGGCTGGCGATGTATTCAGCGGTGCGCCTCGCATCGTCCCGGATTCCGCGATGGTGGCGCCTACGCACCGATGCCGGCTCGGCCGTCACCATCGCCGAGCCGTCCGCACCGAATACCAGCGCGGTTTGCATCGGTGGCGCACCAGGCGCCTCGGCGATCGGTGGCGCCTCGGCCGCCTCGGCTGGCATGGGCATGCCGGCCCGCTCCATCGCGCCTCGCACCGTCTTGTCGGTGGCCTGCGTTCCGACATGGCCCGTTTTTGCGCTCATTCCGCATTCCGCCATCGCCGAGGGTGTGACGGTGGAAAACTACCGTCACACCCAACCGTCACACCCTAAACCAGCCAATAGAAGACTGATCTATATTTATTTCTTTCTTAGGGTGTGACGGTGTGACGGTTGGGACGGCACCTATAGCCCTATATGCGCGCGCGCGCATTCAACCGGCGAAAATAGCGTCCCAACCGTCACACCGTCACACCCTCGCGGATTTTAGCCTTGCATCAATGGCTTGCGGTGCAATCGTTCCGTTACATCACCGTTGGCCACCGTCACACCCCGTCACACCCTGGATTGCAGCAAAGGCGGCCAACAATGCCGCCAAGGGTTGCGGGGTTGCGAGGGTGCAGCATGATTGCAAGCCGATGCAAGCCATGCATCGGGTGCGGGGTTGTTATCCGATATTAGCGGATAGCTTTTGATTCCATCAAGTCCTATTTAATCGGACATCGGGCCGCGCGGTGCGGCCCTTGGATGGAGTCAAATCAATGCCGAATGCTTTGAATGCTTACCAGACTGTCACCGATCGCATTGTGGCGATGCTTGAGGCGGGTGCCGCACCGTGGCGCAAGTCATGGTCAACCGGCGGCCCGGTGACAATCAGCGGCCCGATCGTTCGGCCGCTGCGGTCCAATGGCAAGCCTTACACCGGTATGAATGTCCTGAATCTTTGGGCGGCCGCCGCGATGCGTGGTTTCAATTCGCGGTATTGGATGACCTATAAGGGTGCAAAAGAGTTCGGCGGCCAGGTGCGCAAGGGTGCCAGGTCTGAACTCGCCTTTTATGTTGGCAAGCATGTCATCGAAGCGGCCAACGAGTCGCAGGATGACAAGGTGGTGTCATTCATGCGTGCGTATTGCGTTTTTAATTGCGACGAAATTGAAGGTCTGCCCGCGCGATTCTATGCCGCCGAGCCTGTTGCACCCGCCGAGCCTGTTGCACCCTCGCACGCGCGCATGGCGGCCGTTGATTCCTTTGTTGATAGCCTGGCCGCGTCAATCTCGCATGGTGGCGATCGGGCTTTCTATTCACCGGCTCTTGACGCGGTGCGCATGCCGCACCTGGTGCAGTTCAATTCGGCCGAGTCATACTATGCAACCCTGTTGCACGAATTGACGCACTGGACATCGGCACCGAATCGTTGCGCGCGGGAACTCGGCAAGCGATTTGGCGATGACGCCTATGCGGCCGAGGAACTTATTGCGGAACTTGGCGCGGCCTTCCTTTGTGCTGATTTGGGCGTGACGAATGAGCCGCGCGAGGACCATGCAAGCTATATCGCGTCATGGATTCGCGTTTTGAAGGCTGACAACCGCGCGATATTCCGGGCCGCGTCACTCGCCGAAAAGGCCGCCGGTTTCATGCATGGCATGCAACCGGCCAATGGTGACGAGTCGGAAGACGACTCCGACGAATCGCTGGCCGCCTGATATCGGCCGCACCATCGATCGATCGGAACGGCCCGCGCAAGCGGGCCGTTTTGCTATGTGGCACCTAGCCGCCGAGGCGCCGCACACCTGGCCAGGCTGGCACCTGGCCGCCGAGGCGCCGCACACCTGGCCAGGCTGGCACCTGGCCGCCGAGGCGCCATGCATCGGGCGCGGGTGAGATATCCGAGAATAGCGGATAGACTTTGAATCCGGCGTGTCCTATTTAATAGGACATCGGGCCGCGCGGTGCGGCCCTTGGATGGAGTCTTTCGATGTATGATTTTGCAGTTCCGAATTGCCAGCCTGGCAAGTGCGAAAAATGCTCAGGCTCGGGCTTGTATCGTTGGGGTGGCGCGATGGTAAACGGCCAGTGGCAAGGTAAGGAAGGCCCTTGCCATTCATGCCGAGGCACCGGCCAGCAAACCCGCCGCGACATCGCGCGCAACATGGCCTACAACCGCCATAAGCTATCCTGCATTAGCCTGTGACGGTGGCGCTATCGATCGATCGGAACGGCCCGCGCAAGCGGGCCGTTTTGCTATGTGGCGCACCTGGCCGCCGAGGCGCCATGCATCGGGCGCGGGGTTGCTATCCGAAATAGTCGGATGACACCGGCGCCCGGATATCCTATTTAATAGGACATCGGGCCGCGCGGTGCGGCCCTTGGATGGAGTATCGGCAATGACTGACATCAAGAACACCCCATGGGGCGCGCCTCAAAGTATCGATGACATCGGCGAAGGTGTTTGCTTCGTCGCAACCGCAAGCCATGGCGGCTATTTCGTGCCGCCGGCTATCAACGAAAAAATCCCCGCCGCGTGGCGCGCAATTTCCTTCAATGGCCAGGGTGCCGCCGGCTGGTATGAGGAAGATTGCGATTGGTGCATGGTCGCGCTCACATTCCCGAGCCTGTTTCCCGCCAAGGCTCTTGCCGACGCGCGCAAGACTTTCGCACACTGGCACGCGGAAAAATTGTTTTGGTCCGCTGCGGGACTCACTTAATCCCGAGGCGCCACCGATCGATCGGAACGGCCCGCGCAAGCGGGCCGTTTTGCTATGTGGTGCCACCTGGCCGCCGAGGCGCCATGCATCGGGCGCGGGTGCGATATCCGAAAAACACGGATGACACCGGCGGCACCGTGTCCTACATTCCCGGACATGGCGCGCGATGGTCGCGCGGCTGAAACCGGAGTTCCTACAGTGGCAAAGTCCTTCAAGGGTTACGATGATTTTTCCGCCGCCAACGTGGCGGCAAAGCGGGCCGTGGCGGCCGATGTCGGCCTAGCCTGGCATCTTGTGTCAGGCGCATCGGTGCTGGCCCGCCTGCCTGCCACCTGGACTGCCTGCAAGGTGTTCGCGCGGGTGTCGCGCTCACCGCGCGATGTGCGGTTGCCGGCGGCCCGTTACTGGCCCAACGGTATCCTTCCGGTTGGCCCGGTCTATGAGGCCGAGTATGCGTGGGCCGCACCGTTCAACGCCGAGCCGATTGCCGAGGCGGCATGATCCAGGTCCGGCGCCTTGCTGCCTGGCTTTGGTGGCATCTGAAACCAACCGAGGAATAGCCTCGGCCCGCAACCAACCAACGGCCCGCGCAAGCGGGCCGTTTTGCTATGTGGCACCTGGCCGCCGAGGCGCCATGCATCGGGCGCGGATGCGATATCCGAAAAAGACGGATGACACCGGCGGCCAGGTGTCCTATTTAACCGGACATAGCCCGCGATGGTCGCGCGGCTGCAACCGGAGTTTTGCTTATGTCTGCTTTTGTGATTGACACCGATATGATGGATTCCGTCATCCTCGGCTTGTTCGGCCGTTCCACCTATGACCAATTGGTGCCGACCTTCAACGGTGGCTTTACTTTCCCCAACCGGCCCGGCTCGATCGATCCGACGGAAACGGGCCGCCTGCTGTACGCGATGAATGTTGAGGCCGTCACCCAACGCTATCCAGACTGCCGCGAAAATCCCGAGAACCTACCAGGCCCGGCGCGTGGCGCGGCATTGCTGCCGGTGTCCTACCAGGCGCCTCGGCGCCTCGGCCGGCCGATCGGCCATGCGGAAAAGGTCAAGGCATATAAGGCGATTTCCAGCCTGCTCTACCAGTGCAGCGAAGGCAACGTGCCAGAGTCGCCTTTGTTCGCCGAACTGCAACGGGCCGCCGGTGACATCGCGGGCGATATCGTCCGGCGCCTTCCCGAGTATGACGCGGCCCCCTGGTGAACCTGGCAACCCCGCCGATACCACCAACGGCCCGCGCAAGCGGGCCGTTGTCTTATCTGCCGCATATCCTATATTCACGGACCATAACGGAGCGAATCGGCTATGGCTGACATGACACCCGAGGAATTTATTGAGGCCCGCGAGGCTATGGGTTGGCCGCGCACCCAAATCGCGCGGTTCCTGGACTGTGACGAAAAATCGATCCGGCAAATGGAGTTCAGCCAACGGCGCATCCCCGCCTCGGTCGCCGAGTGGCTTAGGAAGGCCGTCCGCTGGCTTGAGGCGCACCCGCCGCCGGATGACTGGCGGGTGCGCTAGGCGCCGCCTGGCGGCGTCCTACGGGCCGCCACGTGGCACGATGGTCGCGCGCCAGCCGCACACCCGAAACACCTTGCGCAACTCGTCCTCGGTGCGGCCGATCAGATAGCGCAGGATCGGCGCCGCAAAGATGGCCCGCCTGGTGTCACGATCGACAATCAGGCCGGCCACGAAATGCGGCGCCACCACGCGCACCAACACCCCCTCACAGTAAGCCTGGCCAGGTGAGCGAGGCGCCGTCATGGCTGGCCGCCACGTGGCGCCGGTAGGCCATGCTGGCGGCGCAGTTCATTGGAACGCGCCTCGGCGGCCAGCGCCGTATCCACGTCAACCGGAACGCGCTCCTTGGGCGCGGCACCTGGCACGTGATCGAGCAACCATTTGCGCGCCTCGCTCGGCTCGGCATTGCTGACAAAGTGCGATGCGTCAGCCCGCCAGATCAGCAAGGCATAGCGCCACCGCCGGCGCCCGCCACGGTTGCCCAACAGGCAATCCAGCATCGCGCCGATCACGCGGGCATCGATCAGCAATTTCGGCAAGCGCGTCAATGCAACGCCGCCGGCGCAAGCGGCTCGGCCGGCGCCTCGGTGGCACCGTTGCCGGGGCGGGTGTCTTTTGGCAACACCTGGTCAATCGGAAGCCATAGCGAACGCGATTGCACACCTTGACGGAATCGCACCGCGCCAACCGGCTTTGCACCAGGCGCCCGGCGCAAGGCATGCGACCAACCGCCGCCGCCGGCGGCATTGCTGGTGGTGTGCCAAGGTGTCCCACGGAATACCTCGGCAAGCCCCTGGTGCGCATTGGCCACAACCAAGCCTAAGCCTTCCTCGGCCACCACCACGCGCAAGCCAATGCCCAACAGGCGGTTTTGCGCGCTGGCCGCCGAGCCATCATCATCGCCGGCGATCGTCTCCACCCCATTCATGTCAAACAGCCGGCCTTGCTGATAGGTCCGAGCGTTCCGGCCCATCGCTCGCATGACGGCGTGGATTAACTCACCGATCGCCGGACTATCAGGCCGGCGCGGATCAAAGGGCGATGATCGCATGTAGTCCAGGCACCGCCGAAATTCCGGGGTGTAGTCAGCAACGATGTCCGAGTGGATTTCGGCCAGGAACTTGCTGGCCAACCATCGATCAAGCCGCGCGGTGCTTGTCTCGTCATACATCGAAACATCGGCGGCACCGAACAGCGCCGCATACAGGTCAGCCGATCGCCGAGGAAACCCCGCCTCTTGCAACCGATCGCGGAACAGCGGAACAACCTCGGCCACCAGGCGCCGGAAGTGATCGGCCATGCGGCGCATCACCGCCGCGCCGATGCGTTCCAGCCGATCGGTGCTAAACGGTCTGATTGCCGTGCCAGGCGGCGGCGTCAATAGATTGAAAACATGAAACCGCGATGCATCCTGCGACGGCATCGGCGGCGGCAAAATCGCCGAGCATAGAAAGCAACTTTGAATCAAAAATTCCGCGCCATGGTGTTGCGAATCGCCGCGCAAGATTCGGCCGCCCGAACTGCCTTGACGCACCAACTTAATCAGCGCGCGCCAACGCATCGGATCGTCCTCGGCTTCCATTTCATCGATGCCGGCGGGCAAGGTGTCACACTGGAACGCCTGCCATATCGCGGCGGCCGTGGTATCGGACACCGACACAATGCCGAGGCGGCCAAACACGCATTGCAACAGCAATTGCAGGGTTGACTTGCCAGCCTGGAACTCGCCGGTGACAAAGCTGTGCGGCCGAAAATCCAGCGCGCCACCAACCATCGCGGCGCATATCCAACCGAGCATCAACCATGAATCTAGGGTGCCGCGCGACCACATGAAGGTATCCAGCCGCGCCAGCAATTCCGCCGCCGCGCCATGCGGCCCCTCGGCTTGTGGCTCAGGTGCAATCGCCATGAGAGGCGGGCGCATCGGATAGACAAATTCGCCGTGGCGGCCCACCGCCACGTGATGCGCGCGGATCATTAAATGGTCGCCGCGATGCAGGATCAAATCACCATCCTCACCGCGCCAGGCGCCACGGCCGCGAATCTGTTGATCCATTGACCAAAAGCCCATCAAGTGACAGGCGCCCATCAAGTCATCGGATGCTTTTTCAGCGGCAAAACCATAGACCGGTTTGTCGTTGCGGGTGCGGGGATAATGTTTATTCAACCAGTTGGCATCACCCGAGATTGAAAACATCATGGCACGATTCAAATCGCGCGGCCGGTTGGCGCGTAGGTGGTGCTGCGAATCGATCACGTAATACAGGCCGCCATCAAATCCAACGGGCTCGAACGGGCACAATGGGGGAAGCACGCTGCGCGCTTTGGCGAGTCGAACCGACACCGGAGATTCAAGAACCTTGGCGCGCGCACGCGATCGCCGCTCGGCCAGGTCCGCGATTTTCTTTCCATCGCCGGGCGGTTGCTCGCCGCTCTCTGGCATGGCGTTCCCCTATCGCTAGATGATGCCAGATTGGATGATGACAGACTGAGGCCGGCCAGTCAGCACCCGGTTGGATTCATCGGCCAACGTCTCGAAAGCCGCTGGTCTTAGATCGATCCGCACACCGCGCAACAGCGCCTCAATCATCGCCGAGGTCAACGCCGCCACCGGCACAATCGACGCCCGCATTTCCGCCTCGGCGAGCGCGCCGGCGGCAATGCGCGCGCGCCAATGGCTTGCGGCCAGTGCCAAGCCTTCCTGCAAGCCCCATTGCGTGATCGGATAGCTGGTCAGCACCAGGTTAGGGACATCCTGCAACAGCCGCGTGGTGCCGCGTTCCAATCGCTTCGGAATGCCGCGATGAATTGTCACCCGCGCGCCGCGCGCTGCATGTCGCGGCGCGGCTCGGCTTGGGGTGTCGTCAGCCGCAACCTGGCCCTGCGAAAGCTGGCGCGAAAGGTGAGCGAGTCGCGGTGGCCATAGCGTTCGGCCAGCGCCGAGCCTTCGACGCCTTGCGCTATCAACCGCTCCACCCGACGCACCAGGTCAAGCGTCCATTCCGTTCGCGCCATCGCACGACTCCCTAACCGTTGCCGGCTGGCTTGGCGAATAGAAATTCAAGCTCTTGCTCAAAGGCCGTCAATTCGTTGGCGATCGAATCCAGGCGTTTAATGTCTTCCGGGGTGTAGTCGTCGCCCGGCTCCAACAGCGCCATGATCGAGGAAAACAGGTGTTGCGCGCCGGCCATGAACGCGATGCGATGCACTGTCACCATGCGAGGCGATGCATCATGCGGCACGAACAGACTGCGATAGGCCACATAGCCCGCCTGAATGATGCGCCCTTCATCGGCCAGCATACGCGCGGCGAGCGACACCGCATCGGGGTCAATTGCCATCACGCGAACTCCTGCGCCAAAACCTGATTGCCGGCTGGTGTGAGTTCAACCAAAGCGATCGGCCAATCCTGGCCTGGTGGTGTGTGAAACCGATGCCGCACCAGGCCCATGTCGCGCATGCGTTCATATTCCTTCTTGCAATGCGCAATCTGCATTTCGCCACCGGCCATCCGCTTCAACACGATGAAGTCGCCAGGCTTCAAGGTGACGCTGCGGGCGCCGTTGTCGTCTTCGATCTTGACTGCCCGGCCTTCCTGTTTCTTGGTCATGGCTCACCACCACGGGTTTCCAGAAAGCGGCGAACCTCGCGCTGGACTCGGTGGAACTCGGCGGCTTCACGGCGGCCGAGCGCGGCGAGTTCAGCGGCGGTGATTTTTGCCAGGCGCAAGCGGCGATCGAACTGCAACGCCTCGCCACATCCAAAGCACACCGACAGGTCGCCGGGCTTGGGCATTGGCGTCGGGCCGCGCATCGCCGAGGCGGCCGTGACCAAATAGCCGCAATGCGGGCACTTCTTCGGCGGCAACCGGATAGGATCATAGTTTTTGGTCATGGTATCAGATCCGTTGGCAACACCCCGTCGGGGGTCCATTTGGCCGCAGCGCGCACGGCAATGCGCAGGTCCATCATCGCGCCGCGCGGATCGCGGTCAGCTTTCGCAGCGGCTATCAGCGCCGGAATGCCGAGGCGCATCGCGGCAATCACCTGGTCATGCGTCGCGGGCGCACCCTCGCGATACCAGGTCATATCGATCGGCTCGCCCATCTGAAACAGCGGCGCGCGACCGTTGCCGATCGACGGCCGGAAGGGTTTATAGGATCGCGTCACCCATAGCGCGGTGACGCCCGGATTGTGGGTCAGCATGATGCCTGGCCCTTTGACGTGCGGGCGCTTGCTTTCGGTGCGATGCGTCAGCGGAATTGCCAGGAACGGGCACACTCGCGCGGCATACTCGGCGCACTCCCGGTGCGATGGTGGCTCGGCCGAAATGCCATTAACGATGCACATTGGCCCGATCGAAAACACCATCTTGCGGCCGAGCGGTTGGCCACATATCCAGCACAACCGCTGGCGCACCGCCGCTGCCATGAATGTCGGATCAAGCACCCGAAAATCCGGCACGCCATCCAGCCAATGCACAAAGCGCGGCACCGGATAGCCGCGCCGGTCGCATGGCAACGCCGCGATGCGCAGCGGCATCGCGGTTTGCCGCAACAAGTCAGCGGCCGAGGCCACGTCTATTCCTCGGCTATCGAAGCGGCCACGCCGCCGCTGCTTTGCTGGCCGGCGTCCTCAAATAGCGGCTCGGCTCGGGGCGCCGCCTCGCCGTTCGCCTGTTGCCTCGGCTTGCGGCCAGGTCGCTTGCGCGTGGCAGGTTGCACGCTGGCAACGTGCGGCGCGATCGGGTCCAGTGGCATCGGCAATGACACCAGGTTGGCATATTGCATTTCGAGTAACGCCGCGCCGGCGCGCAATGACTTGATGCGATGGCGCAACTCGGTCGCGCTGACATCATCATCGGGACCGCCGAACAGCAACGTGCCGAGGCAGCTTGCGAAATTCTCGCGGTCCGCCATCTCCTTGCCGATCTGATCGAACTTCTCGGCGATATCCCATTCCGTCATATCACGCCTCCATCTTGTGTTGTTGCACACCGCGCCAGTAGTCGTTGGCGTCTTTGACATTCTCGGGCGGCTCCCACACCGACACCTTGCGGCCTTCCGTCATCCATCGGCCAATCGCCCGATCGCGGCTGTCCTGCACCGCAAGATTTTCGCCGTCACGATCGCGCACCAGCATCACGCTGGCGATCGCCGGCGGCAACGCGATTTCCGGCAGGTTGGCGACGGCCACGGCCGCCAGCGCGCGCAACTCGGGAAAGAACTGCGCGACGGTCAATGCATTCTCGATGCCCTCGGCGATCAGCACACCATCGCCATCCGGCACCCTGGCCAATGGCTTGCCAGAGTCGCCGCGCGTGAGCGGGATGACGCCGCCTCGGAAACTGCCCAACACCTTCTTGGCCTTGTAAGGCGTCTTGCGCCACACACCTTCGACACTGCGTTCCAGATAGGTGCGATGCGTCGCGATGTGCTTGCGGGTGTAGGGATCGATCACCGCCGCCAGCATCGCCGGCATGTTGGCGGCGGCGTCGCTATGCCAGCATGTCGGATGAAACCGCAGCGCCGATAGCTGCCCGGTGATGCGCGCGCGATCGATGCCGCGCGCTTCCAGGTAGCGCCCGGCCGGACAGTCCCAGGTGAATTTCGCGCCGGCCAGGAACAGCCGCAGGCCGATCGGCGCGGTCGCTGGCGCGGGTGCCGGCTCGGCCGGCGGCGGGCTCGGCCGCTGCATCGATGTCGGCAACAGCACCGCGTCGCCGAGGAATTTCAGCGCCCATGCATAGGCGCGTTTCGGGTCGCCGTCGGTGACGGCATCGCGGATCAGCGCGAGGCCCGATGTGCCACCGCTGCCGCTGCCAAAATTCTGATAATAACCGGCCTTTCCGCCACGGATGACGATGCCCCACTTGGCACCATCCGGCCCAATGCCAACCCATTCGGCGCCGTCAACTTTCCCGTCGGGAATGATCGCCTCGGCGAGCGCGCGGATGCGCACGGCCAGGTGGCGTTTCAGATCATCGGGGCTCGGTGGCGCCGTCACTAGCCGTTGGCCACGGCGGGCGGCGTGCAATCGTCGTCACGGAGTTCATTGATAAACCGCAAAAGCGCGGCGCGCGTGACATAGCGCAGGCGGCCGATGCGGCGTGTCGGCAACGCGCCGGTATCGATTGAAACTTTCACCAGGTGCCGCGAGATTCCCGCAAGCGCGGCAACCTCGCCCTGATTAAACAACAGCTTATCCGGCGGCAGTTCGATACAAGGCATTCCACTCCCTCCCCGAGAGGACGTGTGGCGGCCGGTTGCTTTTATTGCTGTGTCACGGCGCAATAACGGCGCCCGAGAGTCCAGGGGCGATCAGTCACGACGCGATGCTGCGCGTCACGCCGGCGAGACTCGCCAGTATCGCCACAACGGCTCATGCGCAACATTGGTATTAAATCGGACGAACGAGAATGTTTCAACCGTTCCTAACAGGTGAAGGACTGTTTCACGGATTGCAAAAAATTCGCAAATGTGATCGGGTGCGCCGGCGGGAATCCGCAGCAATTCAACGATGAAAGCCTGATTCAATGCGACCGACCACACCGACTCTGGCACCCCGTATTCACGCAAGTGTTATCGCCGTGCGCGGCGGGGCAAAGGGCTGGCGCCTCAAAGGTGTCATTACTCTACCGGGCCAATCTCCGCTGACACGCTGGAAGCGGCTCACCCCGCGCGAAGCCTACTCGGCGCACACCCGCGAGGCGGCCCGCGATGCGTTCCTGGAAGGATTGGCAATCGAATTTAATAGCGGCGCAGTGCCAACCTTCACCGATTTGGCGCACCAGTTCTATGCCTCGGCGCAGGCGCGCGCCTTGGCCGAGGGGTCATTGGCGACGCTGCGGCGGCACATTGATCGCGACGTGTTGCCGCACATCGGCACACTCGAACCGGCCAGGATCACGCACCACGATTGTCAGCTTGTGATAGATGCCGCTGCGGCGGCAGGCTATGAGCCGAACAGCCTGCGACGGGTGCGCTTTGCGATGTCAAAACTGTTTAGCTTTGCGATGGCGGAAGGCATTTGCCAGGTCAATCCGACCACCGGCATGCCGACGCAACCCAAGGCCACCGGCACCACCGAACTCGCCTTGACCGCTGCGCAGTATCGCGACGTGTTGCGCGCCGCCGATGGAACGCCGTGGCGCCTGGTGATCGAGTTCATTCATGCGACGTGGATGCGACGCGGCGAACTGTGCGGGCTGCAATGGGGCGATATCGATTTCACCAACCGCACGGTGATCGTGCGCCGCGCGGTGTGGCAAACCGGGCGCGCGTGCGGCATCAAGCCGCCAAAGACGAAAGCCGGCAATCGGCCGATTGTGTTGCCGCAGGCGATCGCCGATCGGCTGGCCGAGCATCGCGATGCGCAACAGGCTTGGTTGCGCGATGTCGCCGAGCGCGATTGCCGGCCGGATGATTTTGTCTTTCAACGCGCCGTCGGCGGCCATCTGCTGCCGACCACCGTTTCCCACGCGATCAGTGATTGCATGCGCGCCGCCGGCCTTCCGGCTCGCGTCGGGGCGCATGCGCTACGCCATACCGGGGCATCCATCGCGATGGCCCTCGGGTCCGATCCGCGCGCGGTCGCCGACCGGCTCGGGCACGCGAGTGTTGCGACCACGCTTGACTTGTATGTGCATCCGTCACGGCAGGCTCAAATCGGGCTCGCCGACATCATGGCAAAGGCGGCACACCTGGCCGCCGAATAACCCGGAGGGTCAACCATGTGGATACAGCGTGAACTCGCCGACGCGGTGGACCAGTGCGCCATCGTCTTCTACATCGATCAATCGATGACGGCCGGCTGGAATGAAAATCGCCGCGCCAATGAGCCGCGATTGATGACCGGCTGGTGTTGGGAGTCACGCAACGGTGGCGGCCACCGCACCGGGATCAAGACCATCACCGCCGCCTATATCGATGCCTGGTATGCCCTGGTGCAGCACCAAAAGCCGCCTCGGTTGAAGCGGGCGCAACTGCGCCTGGTGCGCTCCACCCATAGGGCGGCGGCATGATGCCGAGGACAACCAGGCAACCGACGCTGGAATCGATCGCCCGCTATGGCCACATTGCCACCTTGCTGCGCCGGGCGCTCGATGACCGGGGTTGGACCGTTGGCGATCTGAACATCAAGCTCGGGATAGCGCGCAATTCCACGACGGTCTATCCGTGGCTCAAAGGGTTTGGAGCGCCGATGCCGGGAAACCGGGTGAAGCTGGCGAAGCTGCTTGGCGTTGCCGAGGACGCCTTGCGCGCGCGCGATACCGACACCCCCGAGGGTCGCCGGCTGACCGGCCAGCCGACGGCCTTGGTGGTGTCGCCGGCGCCTGGCCGCGCGGTCGCCGGCGCTCGGCACGCCGGCGACGTGCTGGCCTTCACCGTCGGGACCGACGGCTATGCGCGGATCAAGCTGGATGTGAGCCTGCCCCTGGCGACGGCTACGCCGCTGCTGCGGATGCTGCTGGACGCCGGCCTTGTCATGCCAGCCTGACGGGCACCACCAGGCCGCCAGCGGGCGCCCACGGCCGCCTGGCGCGCCGTGAGCGGTGTCGCCTGGTGGTTGGTGCTGGAAGTGGCGGCCATCACTGCCAACCTGGCCATGGCCGCCTTCTATTTCCGCGCGTGGCGGCGGGCGCGCCGGCTCAACATGGTGTTGACCGATTGCGCCTTGCGGTCCTTTTCGATGCAGCACCGGGCAACCTACCGGGCTTGGGCGCAGACCTTGGGCGAGGATATCGCCATCGAAATCCAGTTGCACCGGCGCGGCAGGAAGCCGCCGGCTGACTGAGGCCCAAGGCCGAGGCGAACTCGGCCTTGGGTTGCCCGGCTACGGCCGCCCGAGGCGCCCGATCAGTTCGAGCGCGTGCGCCGTCATCTGCCGTTCCAAGTGCGCATGCGCGATGGTGTGGTGCCCCTTGGCTGGCACCGCCGAATAGTCCAACAGCGCCTTGGCCGAGCATACGGCTCGGTATCCAGGGAGCCGCCGCGTCAGGTAGTCATAGGCGACGTGGCTCATGCCATGCACAATATTGTTCCAACCCTCGCCGGGGTTCACCAGAAACGTGTCCCCCCTCGGATAGCTGCGGTGGTTGCCTCGGCCGGCGGTCCAGGTGCCAGGCCAGGCGCGGCCGACGGCGCGGCGCCACACCCGGCGCGCGACGGCGATAGCTTGCTTGCGCGTCGGGCGCGGCAGTTTCGACAGGTCGCCCGAGTTGAGGTCAAAGGCGGCATAGGCATTGCGCCGCTTGACCGCCTCGGGGTGCGGTTCGATAGTCATAGTCGGATACTCCTGTTGCAAAGATCGACAGTCAGCCGGGGCGGTATGCGCCGCCTCGGCTGTTGCTATTATAGCACACCTGTGATTTTATTGCAACTACCCCTTTTGCGGTAGCCTGATACCGCCAACCCGTTGCCAGGTCGGAAAGGCCGGAAACGCCGGAAAGGCCGAAGGGTACCTTCTCCCGCGCCGAGGCGGCAGGCGAGGCCGGGGTTTTTTCGGAAGTCATCATGCGCATTTCCGGCGATCCTAATGGCCGGCCGATCGAGCCTTGGGATTCGTTGGGTCACATCCAACCCTCCAACGGCCGGCCGGCGGCCAATGCGGGGTAACTGAAGGCCGAGGCGGCGAGGCCGAGTGCCGCGCCGTGGCCAGCCTTTGAGCCGCCGCCTGGCGATCTTCTGTCAAGCCTGAGTTGCCCTGAGATAGCAAGTCAGAGCAAGTCAGGGCAAGTCAGACTTGAAACCCGGAACTAGCCGCAGTTTCAGCGGCTTGCCAACTGTCCATAAGCCTGTGTGTGAGGTCCGGCGCTGGCACCGTGCGGGACTGATGTTGACCCCTTAAATTATTCAACAAATTCAGCATCTTTTGCAATCTGTTGAAAAATATCAAATATCATGGGGTGTCAATAACGGTGACAAAACAATCGCTTTTCTCTGCAATTTCAATAGCTTAACGCTCCCTTAATCAGTCCCCCAGACTGATGCGCTACCAGGCTGCGCTACGCTCCGATTGAAAACATTGAAGAATTTGGTTAGCAACCTTTCCAAGATTCCCCATTTTTCCATGAACTTTCCAAGAACATCACCCCTTGGGGTGCCACTTGGGGTGCCACTTGGGGTGCCACCCGTTCACCAGCCGTCAAATCCTGCAACGCATGCGCACAGGCGTCAAATATCTGCACACTTGCGAAGGATGGCAAAGCATGCCAGGTAAGTCTTTGTCACTTTTCCCTCGAATCGCGGTGCTTGAATCATGGCTGTTTCCGTCTCCATCTGGCAACTAAAACCGGGCCGCTTTCGGCTCCGCTGCCGCGTCACCGGCCAGCGTGACGCCTACCGGTTTGTTGCCGGCACCCGCGCCGAGGCCGAGGCCGCCGGCGCCGTCTGGCAGGCCGAGATAGAGGCCCACGGCCAGGCGCCGGCGTCGCCAACCATCACGCTCGGCGGCTGGCTGGCGCAACTCATGGCGTTGAACACCCACCTTCAACCTGGCACGCGGGATTTATACGATGGCCTTATCCGGCGGCACTTTTCATCGATCAGCGGCCGGCGGATCGGGCGCCTCACACCCGCCGACGGGGTGAACTTTCAGCGCGCCTTGCTCGATGACGGCTGCGGCGCCGTCACCGTGCGCCATTGCTTTCGGCTGGCCCGCTCGGCGCTCGCCGAGGCGGCCAGGCTGCGGATCATTCCGGCCAACCCGTTCGCCGAGGTCCGCAGCGTGCGCGGCCGGCCCGCCGATGTGAAGGTGCCAAGCTCGGCACAGTTCGGCGGGGTAATGCACGCCGGCGACGGCCGCACCGGCGTGCTGCTGCGGCTCGCCCTGGCCACCGGCGCGCGGCGCAATGAACTGCTGCGGCTGACCTGGCACCAGGTCGATTTGGCGGCCGGAACTCTGACCATCGACGGGGCTCTTTTGCAGCGGCAGGGTGTCATTACGGAAAAAGCAACGAAAACCAAGGCCGGCCGGCGCACCATCACGGTGCCGCCGGCGATGGTCGCCGAACTGCGGCAACTGCGTGCCGAGGCCGGCCAGGTGGCGCTAGCGGAAGGGCGGCAGATTGGCAGTCTGCCGGTGCTGCCGGATGCCGATGGCGTCTCGTGGTGGTCGCCGATGGCCGCCACCAAGGCGGCCAAGCGGGCGCTGGTAGCGGCCAACGTGCCGGGCTCCCTACATGGCCTGCGGCACGCCCATGCCACGGCGCTGCTACAGGCCCGCGTCAACCCGCGCGCGGTGCAGCAACGCCTTGGGCATGGTAATGTCAGCACCACACTGGCCACCTACGCGCACGCGATGCCTGGCGACGATGAGGCCGCCGCCGCCGCGATCGCTGCCGCAATTGAAGGGAAATCCGCATGATCCACGCCCTCGCCAGCGGCATCGCGGTGGTGTTCGTCTATCTGTTCCTGGTCAATTTGCTGGAAGGCCCGCGAACATAACGGAGATACGAATGCGCGTTGCCATTCGAGGCTTGAAGCTCGGCCCGACGAAGCTCAAGGCCGATCAGCCGTTCGATGTCCTGGCCGTCCTCGGCACAATGATCGGCACCGACATCGTGCTTATAGCGGTACGCCCCAAACCGGACGAAAGCCGCCCGGCCGCCTCTGAGGCCCCCTGATGGGCTTCGGCCGCCGGGGCGGTTAGCCTACGGTCGGGCCGCCGGGCACCGCCAGCGGCCCGGAAAATAGCCTGGCGGGGGGGGGGTGTTCCATGGCGAAGTCCAACCCATCCATAACGATCAAGTGGATTGCTTCAATGAAAGAGTTTGCTGAACGATTCCGCCGCGTCCACGGCGCTGACCGCGCGGAGGTCCAGAAGATGATACGCGCGGGGCGCTGGGCAGAGGCCATCCACCGCGTCGAAGTGCTGACATCCCATGACGCGCAGAGTGTATGACGTCTCACCGATCGGCCGCGCGATCCTTCATCAATTGCAGGCATGTGGTCAGCAACGGCGCATAGACCGCCTCGCGGTGCCTGTTCTCGGAATGCACAAACCAACCAAGGCCCGCCAACAGGATCGCCAGCACCAGGAAATTCGCCGGCAGGCGGGTGATGGCGCTGTGCCATACGCTGCGCCAATCAGGCGGCCAGTGCGCCGGGCTCGGGCTTTCCGGCGGCGTCATCGCGCCTGGTCCCCAAGCAAGCCCGGCACCGCATAGGGTGCAACCCGCTGCGCGATCGGCGCCGGCGGGGTGAGCGTGCGCGCGACCATCGAGCCGCCCACCGCCGGACTGCGCAGCATCGATTGCGCCGCACGGTTCGCCAACAATGTTGCCAGTGTGCCGGCGGCGGTGACGGCGGTTTGACCGGGATGCGACACCACACCCGACAAGCCGCCGCCCAACAGGCCGCCGACGATCAGATTGCGCGCCGCCGTGCCGCTGTCGGGTGCCGGCCCAAAGAACAGTTGGCCACCATAGGCGAGGTCGCCGAGCTTGCCGCCGCCGGTATAGGCGAGGCCGCCATTGGCCGGATCGAATCGCGCCGACTGCGCGCGCACTCGTTGCAATAAGCCGTTCGGGTTGATGTCGCCGGTCAAGCCCTTCTGTTCGACAAGCGGTTGCAGAGTCTTCATCACGCGATACTGGTAATTCGCCTGTTGCAAGGCGGCCTGGTCATCCGGCGCGGCCGAGCGTTCAAAGGCTCCATCCAGCGCGTTCTTGATCCGCATGCCGAACGCCGCCACCGTCGGATCATCGCTGGTCATCACCCGATCGAGCGGGCCGCCGGTCTGGATCAGGTTTTGATAGGCGTCGCCGCTCATGCGGCCGTTGCCTTGCTGGAACGCCTGCAACACATTCTGAAACTGCGCCTGCACCGGCGTTCGCTGGTCGGGTGTGAGGCCGAATTTCGGGAAGTCCTGGCTGATCGATACCAGGTCATTGAATAGCCTGGTGTCGGGTTGAATCGTGGTGCGCGCGGCCACGTCGTCATACACCTTGCCGATGCGCGTTGCCGCGTTATCCATCACGTCATGCGTGATGCCGTTCGGCGCGGCCTCGCCCATTTCGCCGGCGGTCGCCTGTTGCCATTGCAACCGAGCCTGCGCGATCCGATCGCCGGCGCCGCTGAAAGGTAGCTTGCCCGCCTGGTCAGCCATGATCTTATAGGTTGGGTTGCCGGAAAGCTGCGTCGGGTCCAGGTCGATGCCGTATTGATTGATGAAGCGATCGGCGAGCGGGGCGACTCCCGGCCTGACCATGTTCGGCAACAGGCCGAGCGCGGCGCGGAAAGGATAGGACGCCACCGCCAACCCGGTGCCCATAACCGGGTTGGCCACCGCGCCGGTGGCGGCACTCTCGGCTACCTGCGGCAATATCGGTTTTGACGGATCGGCCAACACCGCACCGGCACCGGCACCGAGCCCGGCACCCTGCGCGGCGAGCGATGTGCCGCGCGTCGCCAGGCTGGCCGCCGTGCCAGCGCCCGGCGCTGCCTCGGCGCCGCCACCGAGATATTGCAGGCCACGCGCCACGGCAGGCACCGCCGTCGCGCCGGTCAGCCTGAGTGCTGCGGCAATTTCGCCGCCGATGCGGGCCAGCGGGCCGCCGAGGACAAGGCCAGTGCCAACGGCCTGCCCGAGTGTCGCCGAGGCGCTTGACGCTTCATTGTTCGGGTAAGCCTCATAGTCCTTCTGGCGCTGCGTGATGTCGCTGCGAATGTCATCCGCCGAGCGATAGCCTGGCAACGCCGCTGCATTGTCTTTGCCGAGGATGTATTCACCGCCGATCGCCAGCTTTTCGGCGGCCTTGTCCAAGGTTTGATGCGCACCGTGCGCGAGGCCAGCAAAGAACGTCGACGATGCATATTCCGGCGCTGGCGGGTCAGGTGTCGTCGCGGTGGCCCATAGCGAAGCAGGGATACCTTGCACGGTATGCCACGCCTGCGACAAGAAACCCGGCGTCGCTGTTGGCGCTGGCGACGATGATGCGCCCGCCGGCGCGGCGGCAGGCGCATAGCCGGCGCCGGCGTCATTCTCCGGCAGCGTCACATCGGGCACATATCCGTCGGCATCGTCAGCCATGTTGTCAGCCGCCTTGCAATGGGTTCACCACGTAGCTGCCATCCGGTCGCCGCAGGCCCCACGTCAAAACACGCTGCGGTTTGCCGTCCACGATTTTCTGGCCGTAGAGGCGGAACACCGTGCCGGGCGCAATGCTGTTGATGTAAGCCTGCTGCGTCGCTTCGTCTTTTGCTTTTGCCGCCGCGATGTCGGCGGCCTGGCCGCCACCGGTAATCACGCTCGGCGTCGCCAACGGCGGCGGTGACGGAATGCGCGTCGTCTGACCGGTCGCGTTGGCAACATCATCGTCAAGCGTGCCGGTGGCGGGGTTGCTGTTGAATGAACGATTCGCCGCGCGCTGTTCATCGAGCGAGATTTGCGTCCCGGTCTTCAACATCGCGAGTCCGATTTCTCGCGCCTGCGGCGATTGGCCGAGCCGAGGGAGCGCGCCGGTAATCAGTCCAACATCAAGGTTGCTCGGCCGACTGAATCCAACCGGCTTCGCTTCCAGCGCCGCGCGGTTGCTCAATTGCGTCATCACGTCTTGCGCGTTCCACCGCGCATAGTCGGCATCGGTGCCAATGCCGAGGCTGCGCAGCGCATCGCGGACTTGCGGATATTCCTGCGCAACAATGCTGGCGGGGCCGACGGTCGGCAACACCAGTTCCAACCCCTCAATGGTGTTCCGCAAAGTCTGCGCTGCCTGGCCGGCGGTGTTGTAGGCTTTCAACCGCTCCTGGTTGTTGCTGATAACCGCCTGGTTGGCGTTCTTGGATAACTCAAACTGATTCGCCTGCGCGGTCTTCGCCATGTCGATCGCCTGCGCCAGTTTGGTTTTCCGAATCTCGGCTTCCTGAGTTTGCGCGGCCTGCGTCGCCTGTTGAATCTCGGTGATGTTGGCCGCGCGGATGGCCGCTGCCTGCTTCTGATATTCCGCCGTCGCGTCGGCCTGCTTGGTCTGCCATTCCTGTTCGAGTTTTTGCATTAGGTCGGCGTCGCCGCCTTGCTGCGCGGCGCCGATCATCGTCCGATACTGGCCGCCGATCTGTTCGATGTGCGACTGATATGCGGTGGTGTTGGCATCCAATGCCGGTTGCAACCGCGCCTGGATGCCGGCCACGAGATTGTTCGCCGATGCCTGGTGCGCGGCAATGTCAGGGTCAGGATCGATCGCCGGTGGCGTGCCTGGTGCGGGTGCGGCTGGCGCGCCCGCTGGCGGCCCTGCTGGCGGCCCTGCTGGTGCGCCTGCTGGCGGTGCGCCTGGTGCGCCTGGCGCGCCCGCTGGCGGCCCTGCTGGCGCGCCTGGCGCGGCCTGCGTGGCACCAAGGAACACCGGATCGGGCAGGCCGGCATAGCGGCTCCGCAAGGCGCCGGCGGTGGCGGCGCCAAGCTGCGGGTTGGCCGCGATCACCTTGTTGGCGCCATCTTTGCCGAGCGTCGTGGTCAACAGGCTGGCCACCGGCGCATCGTCCGGCGCGGCCATCACCGCCGCCGCCGGCTTCGGGCCAAGGAAATGCGCAAGGCCGAGCGATTGACCGGTTGGCTTCACACCGGCCGCGCCAAGCTCCGGGGCATTCCTTTTCGCCAGCCAGGTGATCGCCGCGCTACCAAGCACCGGGCCAAGGGCCGGATCGGTGCGCGCGGCAAGGATTTGTTGCTGCGTCATGTTGGGGAACAAGGTCGGATTGGCCTTGGCAAAATCCTGCCAGGTGTCATCGGTGAACGCGCCGGTGCCGACTGCGCTTGATGTCGGGCTCTTGGCCGTGCCTTCCAGCCGCGCGAGGATGGTTTCATAGCTGTTCACATCGGCCGCACCGGCACCCGATGCACCGGCACCCGATGCACCGGCACCCGACGCGCCGCCACCTTGGCCACCGATGCCGAGCGCCGCCGCCGTCGCACCAGGTCCACCGAGTTTCAACAGTGCCAGCTTGAACGCCGCCAGCTTGATCCTGGCTTCCTGCTGTTGCAGGGAAAGTTGCTGTTGCTGCAAACCGAACTCGGCGGTTGCCTGCTGGCGCACGGCTTGCGCCTGTTCGGCCGCCGTCTCACTTTCCTGCGCGGCCGATAGTCCGGTGGCGAGTATCTGACCGGCGCTCCGTGGCGTGTAGCTCGGGCCGGCGGCCTGCATGAGTCCGATGCCGAAATTCATCAACGCTCGGCGCCCGGCGTCTTCCTGTTGCTCGGGCGCTAATTTGGTGATGCCGGCCGGACCACCGGCCATCGCCGTGCCGAGCCTTGCAATCCACGATGGCGTGGCATCCGCCGCCGGTGCTGCGGGCGGTGACGGCGCATCCGCCGGCGTCGCCGGTGCCGATGATCCTGCATCGGCTGGCGCCGCATCCGAGTTCGCGGCGTAGAGCGCCAACAGGCCGCCGAGGTCTTCCGAATCGAGTTCGGCCATCGCTCACATCCCCAACAGGCCGCCGCCTGGTGCGCCCGGCGGCAGGCGGTTGCCGAGTTGCATGAATCGCTGTTGCTGCGCTTGCAGCGCGGCCAATGCGGAAGGGAACACACCCGCCACCGGCGCGCCTCGGCTTTGCGGGAGCGGCGTGTTCGGCATGCCGGGGCGGCCGAACGGCCACGCGCTACCAGGTTGGCCGGCCGGCGCCGGCGTCGGCGCTGTCGATGCGATCTTGCCCAAGCCCGCGAGCGCGGTTTTCAGCTTCGATGAAAAATCACCGGTCTGCCCGGCGCCGGCCGCCTTTTCCACCGGCGTCTTTGATGTGCCCGCCTGGTCGGTCCCGATGTTGCTAAGGAAATTGCCAATTCGAGTCGATAGGTCCGACTCACCACCTGGCCCGCCTGGACTATCGGGTGTCGGCGCCGCCGGTGGCGCCGGCGCAGCACCAGGTCCAGGCAGGCCGGGCGCGGATGGCACCGCCGCGCTGATATCAGGCGCGGATGCTGGTTGCGAGATAGTGCCACCAAGGAACGGGCCGGCTGCACCGGTGCCAGCCATGGAAAATTCGCCCGGTGTGCCTCCACCAAAAGACGGTGGCGGCGGCGCCATGCCGAAAAGCGAAGGATCATAGCCATTGCCGAAAAGCGAGCCTGTGAAATCCAACCCGCCTGCGCTGTAAGACATCGCGAGTCTCCTGGCCTAGTGGAACGCACCAAGCAAACCACCGATAACCGCGCCGGCGGCGGTGCCGTAGCCGGGTGAAATTGCCGTCCCGAGTGCCGCACCGCTCGCCGCACCGCCGAGGATGCCCAACGCTGGATTGGTGGTCGGCTTCGGGCCGGTGGCGGTGGTGGTGCCGCCATAGGGTGTCGATGTAAGCGCCTGTTCGAGCATCTGTTGCTGCTCGTAGGGCCACATGATCTGACTCGAAAAATTCCCCGCGTTCACATTGAGTTCGGATTGCTGCTGCTGCTGCTGCGCGATGCCGGCCTGTTGCAGTAAGCCCGCTTCGGTCGCGGTCTGGCCTGCCTCGCCGGATGCGAGTTGCGGAAGCGTCGTCGTCGCCCACTGGCCGGCCTGTAGATTCTGACCGGCGATCGCCTCGGATGCACCGAGCGCCTGGCCATAGCCTTGCTGCAAAAGGCCGCCTTCCAACTGTCCGGCCTGCAACGCTTCCTGCGTATCCGCCACACCCTCTTGCACGCCTTGCCGCGAACCGCCGAACGCGCCGACATTGGCTGCGTTCGCATCAATCCCCGCCTTGGTTGTCGCAAGCTGCTGGCGCATCAACGCAACCGATGGATTCACCACGTCGGCGGTGTAGGGGTCCATGAGAGCGGTCGCGCCAACGCCAACCTGGTCCGTCGTGATCGGCTTGGCCTGCCCGAGCAATCCACCCGCCGCAGTCTCGGCCGCCTGGTAGGCCGGCGCCGTCTTGCCCTGCATGCCCTCGATGGTCGCATACGCCTGCGACTGATCCGCAGTCTGCGGCGCAACGGTCGAATAAGGATTCGGCGTGTAGGGTTGCGTGGCCAGCGATTGCGCGTTGGACAATGAGCCTTCCGCTGCGGCCTGCAACCACGGCGGCAGGATGACTTGCGTTGTCTGATTCTGCGATCCGCTAGAGCCGCTACTCATGGCCGCCCCCATTCAGCGCGCCAGGCGCGCCTAGCTGCTTCACGTAGCACCAGGAATGCAGAGTCCAACCGAGGCGCCGCCCGATGCGCGCCCATGCCGGACGCCCATGCGTCAACATGGAGTCGGCACCTTCATCGCGCGCGAACTGGATAACCTCGGGCTCCATATCGATGATCGAGCGCAAGTTGCCGGCCGCCACCAAAACATTGAGGCGCTTGCGCTGCGGCGTCGCCAACACTTCGCTAATCACCATCGCATCATCGCGATGAAATATCTGCATGCGCCGGTCACGCGCGCGTTCGAGGATATCGGGGAGCGTCCATAGGTGATCGTCCACCGCGAGCGCCTGATTGATTTGCGCCACAAGTCGCTGTTGCTGCGGTGTCATCGTGGCACCACCGCAATTTCCAGCGCGCCGGCGTCACTGATTGTCAGCGCCCATACGCTGCCATCCGGCGCAATCAGCCGCACCGCGCTGTAAACCGGCATCAAGGTCTGATCGGCCTTCCGGTTGATCGCATCGGCGAAGCGCGCCAATCGCTGATCGATTGTGCCGGTTGTCGGCGCGACGAACGGAGCGGGCGGCCGATATGCCATTAGCGGAACCCGCCTGGCCGTAGAATCAGCCGCGCGCGACCGAGCGCAAAAGGTTCATCGGCAAGGGCTTCAATTCGCATGCGGAAGCCACGGCACGAAAACCGCGCGTCGGTGCGCCCGCTATCATTGGTGATCGGGATGGAGCCAGTATCCCATTCCGGCCCGTCGGGCTCCTCCCAATGGAAAAACCGATACCCCACCACGTCGGCATTGCCGGTAAAGTCCTGGATGATCTGCCGGATGTGCATGCGTCGGTCAGCATCGCCACCGAACTGCGCCAGGTCGAAATCGCCGGTTTCAAGATAAACCTCACCGACGCGCGACACGCCATTATCCAGCCATCCATACTCGTGAATATACAGATTGTTGTCGGGGCCGCCGAGGATCGGCCGCAGCATCGCGCCAGTGACATCGGAAGCCGTGCGCGCCTGTTGGCCGATAATCCAAGGCGCGCCAGCCTCGCCGTAATCGAGCGCGACATAACGATTGCATTCGGTCGAACCTTCATCGGGCCAATAAAACCAATGCTCGGTGAAGGCGGGATTCGGCGCGCCGAAAATGCGGCCGATCATGTTGCGGTTAATGAGCGAAAAGAGCCAATCGCTGATATCGCTCGCCACCGGCGCCACGGTGCCCGAGTATTGCCAGAAACTTTGCGCGGCCATCCACATCGTCTGGCCGCCGGCCTGGCTGATCGCGCGTTGTGAAATCGGCCCGCAATTCGCGCCGATCTTGACGATGCCATAGCCGAACGGCGGCCCGAGATAGGTCATCGAATGCACGTCATTGTCGGTGAAAATCAGATTGCCGCCGGTGACGCGCATGCCGCATAGCGAACGGCCCTCGGTTTCCAGTTCGAGCGAGCCGGCCAGGTTGGCGACGGCCGGCGTCCACACCTGATCGTTTTCCTGATCTGACCATGCGACCGAGCGGTTGTCGCCATTGGCGCCAATCAGCACCACGGCGCGTTGATCGGTGATAAACACCGCGCGGTTGTGGATCGGCGCAGCGGCATTCAACACCGGCGGCGTGTCCGGCGTCAGCGGCGACCACCGGAACAGGTGGCCGTCCTGCGTCGGCACAAACACCAGGTCTTCGCCGAACAGGTCTAGCGACCACCAATCGCCGAGCGTGGCCGAGATATCGGTTGGCCCGATCTGCGACGGATCGCGGGTTGTGCCATAGGCGTCGGCCGAATAGTTGCCGAGGCCATAGCCGTCGTATGCGCCAGGCGGATCGAGCGGGCCGACTCCGGTTGGCGTGATGTTCCGGGTTTCCTGCGAAACGAAATTATAGGTGAAAAGGCTGGTGTCGGTGCCGATCGCCGCCCACCGCACGCCGGCATTGTCATGCCAGGTTTTGATATCGCGCGGCGGTCCATCGAACGTCGCGCCTGGCAATGCGGCATTGCCGCCGATCGGCTGCGCCTGGCCGCCGCGCCAACGCATCATGTTGGCATCGAACCATCGGCCGGCCGACACATTCGGCGTTGCGCCGCGATAGATGCCTGGCTTCGGGAAGACGATCGGGCGCGGCATTAGAAGCGCCCTCGCATCGGTGCCGCCAGTAGGCCGCGCACCATCGATTGCATCGGTGCGCGCACCAGTGTGGTGCCAGGCGGCCCGCAATAAATGATCTTGGTAAGGACAATGAGCGGGTTAACGATTTCCAGCAAGGCGCCGCTGCCACCGGCGTTGAACGTATGGCTGTGATTGCCGGTGCCGGCATAGGTCTGGATGTTGTGCTGATGGTTGCCGTCGGCGGTGATGTTGTGTTGGTGGTTGCCGGCAACACCGGTCAAAAGCGTGGTGGCGGATGGAATGACTGCGACCAGGCCGCCGGCAACCGCAGTTCCCGAACTGGTGTTCGGCCCCTGGTAGGTGTGCTGATGATTGCCTTGCGCATCGGTGACACCACCATGCGCGTGCGTGCCCTGATAATCGGTATAGCCGGTGTGAACGTGATCGCCGTCACCGCTGATTGTCAGCGTGTAATTTGGCAGATTGGCTTGCGCAATTCCGATCTGAGAGAAACCGAGCATTTGCGCCAGCGAATAGCTGATTGCCGAGCCGCCCTGATCCTTGGAAGCACCAACGCCAACGGTGGCGCGCGCCCTGGTGTCGGGTAATCCGAAATTGGTTGTGCCATCACCGCCGAACCGTGTGCCGATCACGGCGAACAGTGCGGGGTATGTCGCGATTGACACCAGTGTGCCATCGGCCAGCAACCATCCAACCGGCGCGTTGGGTCCGGCGAAATCGATCATGGCCCCAACCGGCATCGTCGCGCCGAGCAAGATATCGAGGGTGTCGAAATTGTCGTTTAGCTTGGTGCCCCACGTATCGCGTGAGGCACCAACCTCGGGTTTCACCAACCCATAATTTGCCGTGGCGGTATCAGCCATCGCGCGGCTCCCTACGTGACACCAGGCGGCGGATGCTGCGGCGTCGGCGCGCCTGGTATCGTGGTTTCCGAACTGTCATCGGCGGTGGAAATGAACCATGTGCCGGTCTTGTCGTAGGGCAGGCGGATCAGCCACCCACCGATGCCCCGCGAGCCGGCGAAGGTGCCAACATTGCGCTCGTAGTCGGCGAAGGTGCCGGTAGAAACGCCGGTGTGCGGGCGCGCCGTCTGCGGCGGCCTCGGCGGCTGGAATGTGCGGATGTAGCTGCCGTCACAGGCACGCCATTGCGGATCACCAGGCGGTGTTTGTGTCATCTGACCGGCAAAGGTTGGCATCGTCCTCTCCTTTCATTCCGTGACGGCTTGCGGCCATGGGCCACCGCTCTGCCGTTCCACCTGTTCCACGATGCTGCCGATGATCGGCGCCGCGATCCGATAGGGCGCCTCGCCGAGCGCGGCGAGAATCGCATTCCATTGCTGCGCGGTAAGCGTGATGTCGATTGGCTGTTCCGGTTGCAGCGGCCTCATGGCGCCACTCCTTCCAGCGCGGCAACACGCTGCGCGAGTTCCTTGAAGGCGTTCACCATCGCCCATTGCAGCGGGCCAGGATCAAGCGAGCGCAAATCGTCCACCGGTTCGCCGTCAATCTCGCCGGCTTGCAGGCTGACCATTTCCGGCAAGACACCTTCCACGTCTTGCGCAATCAACCCGGCAAATTCGGCATCCGACGCGACCGATCGATGCGCCTCGGTGTTGCCCTTGAAGGTGAAGCGCACTGGCCCGAGTTGCACGATTTCCGCGAGGCCATGCACGTAGGGGCCGATGACGGTTTTGGTGCGCGCGTCCGATATCGCAACCCAACCGCCGGCCGTGATCTTTGCCGGCGTATCGTTGGTGACGGCAAGCTGGCCGGTGCCGCGATAGACAATCATTGGCTGGTCAACGAACGTGCCGGCATCGTTGAAGCGGTTGAGTGAAAAATTTGATCCGGCGCCGGCGCTCTCGGTGGTGCTGTCACCGAGATACATGCTCCATCGGCTTAGGTTGGCGGATGTTCCAAGTATCTGCACACCTTGCCCGCTTTGCGTGGTCTTGTTCAACGTGAGCGTGGCGTATGCTCCTGCCGGTGCCGAGAGGGAGATACCGCTAGTGGAGAACAGTGCATTGCCGGTGGCGCGATTGATGAAAAACGGCGTGTCGATCAACACGCCTGCATCGGTGTAGCGCGAGATATTGAAGTTCGATCCGGCGTTGCTGCCGCCCTCTGCCGTGCCATCTGCCAGCGTCAGCGCCCACCGGTTTGAAGCGCCGGTGTTGCCATAAATCACCGCGCTATTGCCTGCCGCGCGCTGCATGATGATTGAAATGCCAGCCGTCGGCGCGATTGCGGTGATAGCAGGATTCGCCGTGACGGTGAGGCTGCCGGTCATCGAGCCGCCAGCAAGCGGAAGCCGCGTGGTATCGGATGCATGCACATGATCGGCACGCGCCCACGTGGTTCCAGTGCCGATCGCGGCGGCGCCGTTCATCACCGGCAATGTCGATGACGCGACCGGCACCGATGACGTGAGCGCATAGGGCGCAAGCAAGGTCGTGAATCCTGCACCCGACACGGCGCCCGACGCGGCGAGCGTGGTAAACGCTCCGGTGCTTGGTGTCGTCGCACCGATCGGCGCGGCGTTGATGCCGGTCGTCGTGAAGGTCGCGGCGGCGACGCCAGCGGCGACGAGATTCATCGCCCCGGAGGTGACGTTGAAGCCATAGGTCGTGCTGTAGATCGCAATACCTTTAGACAGATTGACGCCGGCCGAGATGGTGGAACCCATCGTGATGCCGCTGGTGAATGCGGTGCTGCCGGTGACGGTGCCGCCGGCGAGCGGCAAGTATGCCGCGAGCGATGCCGTCACATTCGCCGCAGTCTGATAGCCTGCCGGATTGGTCGCATTGTATGGCGTGAAGCCGAGCGCGTTGGTCACATCGGCCAAGGTCAGCGTGACCACGCCGGTGCGCGTGTTGAAGCTCGCCACGCCGGCCGTTCCGCTGGCCACCTTGGCATCCACATATTGCTTGGTAGCGGCGCCGAGCGCGGCCGTCGGATCGGCGGCGAGTAGCAACGGCCCGGTCAGCGTGCCGCCGGCAATCGGCAGGTAGCCGGTTGTCTTGCCG